TAATAATATATATTTAATATTATATTATATTATAGTTATATTTCTTTAGGAGTATATCTTTGGCTAGCAGAATCCCAATCATGGTTGGCGAGCGTCTGTTCCCTAATCGGGCAAACCTATTCGCCCACTACAGCGCCATCGTCCAAAGCTACCAGCATGGGCAGGAGGTCAGCCCTGAGCACGCTGCTGAGTTCACGTCGCTCCTGGTCTCTCAGCATCCCGATGGCGAGGAGATCACATCTGACGTGACTGGCTATCGAGTCATCCATGAGCACTCGGTGTTTCGCCGCTCAAAGAACCATGTCGAGATCCTGCGCCAGTCTGCTGAGCCCTGCCTAGTCGGTTGGGTAAAAGCTTGCAGGGGCTTTGCCAGCGTCGATTGGGGGCGTCTGGGGGCTCGATCTGCTATACACGGCCAGATCGTCGAGTTCCGCAGATCGTCGCTCCTACGGGCACCAGAGTGCGCAGAAACGGGCGTGATGCTCGATGAGGATACCGCGGTCGTCGACCACTGGCCCATCACGTTTGCTCAGCTCTACTGCGCATGGCTACGTGAGCGGGGGCTCGATAGTCGCAAGATCCTAGTAACGCATAGGCCTAACACCCCAGTGCAGATGTCAGACCCTGCCTTGCGCACAGACTGGCAGGATTATCACGAGACCCACTGCACGCTGCGGATTGTGACCCGCAAGGTCAATTCGCAGAGTTGGCGTGAGGTCATTTGAGCCACGATGGCCATGGCCCCTGCTGCTCGTTGTAGCAGGGATTTTCTGCGGGCATGTGCCGTTGAACTGTCATCCATGGCCATCGTTTCGATCCCCTAGGACCGGCAACGCATTAGCCAAGTTTGCGTTGAGGCTTCGGGGGTGCGGTAGGTACCCGGTCACCTATCGCTCTCACGTGTGTGATCGGACACTAGCCCACTGTCGGAGGTGGGGCGTGAGATGTTTTCTGTGATGCTTGATTTCAAGGAGTTTTATTAATGCTTCAGGCAATAGAAACTAAACACAACGGATTTCTTTTTAGAAGCAGATTGGAAGCGCGATGGGCTGTGTTTTTTGATGAGATGGGAATTAAATATGAATATGAGCCAGAAGGATTTAAAACTAAATGCGGTTATTATTTGCCTGACTTTCGTGTTATGAGTAGATATGGTTTCCCTATATGGTATGAAATTAAACCTAGAGGATTTGCTTCATGCGATCGTTTTGATTCTTTTAGTCAATCAGGTATTGCTTCTCAAATGCTTTGTGGCGATCCTTATAATGTTTTGTTTGATGACAAATCATGCGTTCTTTGTCCAAGATGATTAAGTCTTTTAGATTGTAATTTTCAAAACTTTGATACATTAGATGAAATGATTACGTGTGATGAAAATAAAATTTTTAGTTTTTATTGTTATCCTTGTGACAAAGACACTCCTGGTGGCGGTGGTCATGCCTTGGAAGTTTCAACATATAGTCCTTTTTTTATTACGCCATATAAAGGCGATTTAGAATTAGCATGGCCTCATTTTGGCTTATATTATCACGCAATTCATCAAGCTTGTGTAAAAGCTCGAAGTGCACGTTTTTAATTGAGATCTTAACCATGCGCCCTCTATGGCAAGTAATGGTCGATCATCGTGGTAAGCAGTGGGCCATGATTAGCAACCTCACGGAGGAGGTTGCCCGCGAGCTGAGCACGCAGCTCAACCGCACAGCTAAGGCAGGAGAGCCTATTTTGTTTTGGCCTGAGCATCTCTCACAAACTTGGGCCATTGGCAGGGAGGATACGACAGATGAGCAATGCAGTAATGTGCGATGCCTGGGCGATCGAGATGGCATGGATCGAGATGATCCTCACAATGGAGAAATGGAATGAAGATTGTACCGATAACGACTAAGGTGCGCGGCAATGATGGGCGCATATGGCATGTGCCACTGCACACCAAGTTGCTCGATTGTGCCCGGTGTGGCACTGCCATGAGCGCTAGCCTAGTGACATTGGCGCGAGGTGGTGGTACTCTGCCCCTGATGCGTGGTCGCCTGCCAGACATTGGTGGCAATATGAGACCCTATTGCGAGGAGTGCTATGACGGCGTGAGGATTAATCAATGAGCATCTGGCAGAATATCAACAAGGCTTTTGTCGCTGGCGAAGAGCTGACCGAGCTGGACATCCAGTGGCTGCTCGATGAGGCTGAGGCTGCTGCTCGACTACGGGCAGCCATTAAAAAGAACTGCACTCTCCGCGCAATGGGCACGGAGATGATTCAAGACTGGGCTAGGGAGGCATTAGGATGATCTATGTTATTTGCTCGATTCTATTGTTTGGCCAGAGCGCTCAGCAGAGCGCAAACATGAGCGCGGCCCAGGGACGCATGGCTCATCGTGGCGGGTCGTATCGTTATGAGGGCGTCGGTTTCTCAACAGTCAGTGCGCAGCAGGCGATCCGCAACTGCTGCTACTACGGGCAGCGCACACCGATCGAGATTGCCGTGAGCCGTGGGCGCAATGGCTGGTACGCATGCGTGAGGTACCGATGAGCGAACAATCTTTTCTGACAAGCGGCGAAGCGGCGGAGCTGCTGGGCGTAAGCGGCAGCAGGATACGCGAGCTTATATCCAAGGGGCGGCTTCAAGCTACTCCAGTCGGCCGGATGCTGCTCATTGATCGAGCCGATGCGATTGCAATCTCAAAGGCGCCGAAGATCGCGGCGGGGCGACCATCTCATCAACTTAAACGGCCAAGTAGGCGATTGATTTATCGGCAATTGAGAAAATGCTTTATTGCCTGCAATCTTTGGCATGATGGTAGTGTTGTAGGTTGCAAACAAGCAATTCGTGCAATACGCAAAGCGTCTAAGGCGCAAAATACTGATACGCTATTTGGGCGTCGTATTGCCCAAATAGCGACGTATATTGAAGAAGGCAAAGTTTATAGAGCAATAGAAATTTTAAGAACTTTAGGCATTGATTGTTTTCATTGTAATTCTTCATTGTTAATTGACATTAAAATTAAAATAGAAGAATTAATTTTCTGTTTTAAATCAGACCCGTTTAGTTCGCCATTGTTAGAATATATGGCAACAAGTTTAAGAGTTTCGGTAGGTAATCTTAATGATTTATTGGGCGTTTTTCGTTCCAGCGAATGGCCTTTACGCGCTAATCAACTCAGCAGGGAAACAGTTGAAAATCTTCACTGCTTGTCTCAACGATGCGGATTCTTACCTGTTAAAAGTATGCTTCCTTATGAACGAGCCTTGGAAGCATTTAACCAAGCTGGCATCGAAAGGCATAGATCATGGATGAGCGCTCACCACCGACACGATACGACGAGACGCTTGCTTGGTGCGGCGTTGGGCTGCTCGCCGCGGCCCTTGGCTGGACTCTCTACTGGTGCGTCTGGCTGTTGCGTGAAATCCTAGGCTGAGGAGGACATCATGAGCGATCCGATTAGCCCTGATCACTATCGACCTCGAGACGGCAGCAACATCGACTGTGCTGCCGCGCAACGGGCAGGGCTTGGCCTTGCTGGCTATCGATCCTACCTAGCAGGATGTGCGGCCAAGTATCTGTGGAGGCACACCGAGAAGAACGGCATCGAAGATCTGCGCAAATCGGTGCAGTGCATCAATATGCTAATCGATACCTACGAGGGCAGCAGATGACGCACCTACAGCTACTGATCGAGTCGCAGCAGCGAGTCATGAAATTAGAGCGCCACATCGGGCAAATCAACAAGGGCATCGATGTCGTTGATGTGCTTCACAAGCAGATCAGCGCATACCAAAAGGAAATCAGGAGGCTACTCAATCGGCTATTTCGTTATTCGATGGATGATGGCACTGAGCATCAGCATCGTTATGCTCTACTGGTACCTAGCCTCGAGACCAAGGGCGAGGGTCGATACACCACCATCACGACCATGGCAGACAAAGAGGAGGCGCTCAGCCTCGCGCATGAGATGCTCACGCTCTACGACCTGCACTGTGAAGTCATGGATACCGAGACGCAGAATCTCCTAGATACCTAGTCTCGACGCAGCACTGTGAGTCCATTGTTGTTCTGGCGGATCAGCTCGATCCGCCATTTATTATTGGCATCGATGAACTCGTCAATAGCCATCAGGAGCCCTGCCTTGCCAGCATAGGTCGGCCTAGCCAGTGGCGAGGCATGAGGGTAGATAGGCTCATCCTGATGCCCGTAAGTCACGGTGTCGTGTAAGATAATCACACCATTTTTTTTTATACGATCGCCGTGTTTCGCAAGCTCGCCGCGGAGCTGAGCGTAGGTGTGCAACGTGTCGATAAATAGCAGATCGGTCTCCTCGATCACACTCATGGTCAGCACATCGGCCCGCCGGAACTCATACTCGATGCCAGCGGATGCCGCGTGCTCAGCGACGAGGCTAGTGTCCACATGCACAATGTCATAGCTGATCATGCGCTGAGGCAGCCCCGCCAGCAACGCCCACGTGGAGATCACGCCACGCACGCCCATCTCGGTGATGTGCTCCTGATTCCAGGCATAGTCACGCAGGATGCTCAAGTGCTGGTTGATGTCGCTTGGCGTGTCCCGCACACGGGCATACTCGGTCAATATCGACATGATGGTCATCTCTGCACCGGAAGGTAGTCGGTGTACTCATACGGCCAGTGCGGCCTCAGCTCGACGATGCCGCGTGTCGTATTGTGCTGCCGCAAATGATTGGCAGCCATCTCGCTCACGATGTTGGTGCTCCAGCCGCTGGCGTGATAGCCTCCAGACGTGCCCCAACGAT